ACACTACGGAAGGGAACATTGAATATTTTGATTATAATAACAATTTAACACCAAATCAAACAACTTCAATGTTGAATACACCGTATTTTATAAATGCAATACAAGAAGGGGTATTCAAATTCAGATTCACAAATGATTTATACCCATATAAGAACGCTGCATATCTATTTTTAAATAGTTTACCGTTAGCAACACTTAGAGAAAAATATAAAGAAGATAACAATGGTAGTTTTAATGATTTAGATTATATTTTCTCAACATTTAAAAAGTATGGTGCAATACATAGATTACCTTATGCGTGGATTCTTAAATACGGTTCTATTTGGCATAGATATAAAAAATGGTTAGAAGATGAAGAAGATATTTTAGATTCAGTATGGACAGATTTTAATTATTTGGATAACTACGATCCACAACTAAGTGCTTTAACTAAAACATTTTCTTTAGTTTTAAATTCAGTACCACAGGATATTGTATTACAGCAAACATTTACAAACGGTTCTGATGAACAAGACGTTATAAATGTTGGTTTTTATCCTAAACTTTTGGATGACTTTAATACTTTCATACAAGGAAGACGTGTTTTTGAAACATTAGTACCAATATCAGGAACTTGTACAATATCAGGAAGTGTATTAACAGTAACTGCGGTTAGTGGTAATGATTTGTTTGATGGTGCAATTATATCAGGTCCTGGTATATCTTTTGCAACAACAATAACAGGACAAACAAGCGGTACTATTGGTGGTATTGGGGAATATTTGGTAGACATACCACAATCAATTGATAGTCCAGTCAATTTTGTAGTTGGAAATCCACCAAACCAATTTTATTCTGATGATGAAGTCCAATTAGCAATCAATAATGGTGTTTTATTTATGAAAAATTCACCATTATCTACAATAATAAAACCAAATGGATTTGATTCAACTAATCCTAATCGTTCATTGACGTTGAAACCGTGGAGTTGTTATGTATCATCTCCAGATGGGGCGAACATTTACCCAATGCCATCATTCGGTTCTAATGTTAATCAAACAAATTTTGAATGTTTTAGAAATGATGGAACACTTAGAACTGAAGTTGAAAATAATCCTGCAATGTTTAATGGTTCCGTAAGATTATTTTGGAAAGCACCTAATTATGGGTATTTTGATAATAATAAACTAACAAAACCAAACCCCGACAGTTATATGAAAAAAGTATTCAACAAACAGTCGGTACAAGAAAATTTCTCAATAAACCAAACATCAACAGAATACTCCAAAATAAGTGAAATATTTACAACATTTGAAAAAGATATTTTGGATTTAATGGAAACAGAGTTTCTTAATTTTAGTAAATCATTTTATGATTTTACAAGTAATATAAAACCAACAATTGTTGGAGATACTACACAAACAAACACAACTAACGGGAATTTTCAATCATTAATGAGACAAATGATGAAAATACCAAAACCACAAAATACGGATAACTCAACCGTTGTTATAACTGAAATACAAGAAGCTCAAGTTAAAAACTTTGAACAATACTTAAATCAATTTATGGAATATAAAGTTAGTATGGTTTATGGTAACCCATCTAATTTTGATAGACAATTATTTTATTCATATTCAAATCAAGTATTTTTCGATCCGATAAGTTTTCAAGGATACAATAGTGGTTCACCAAATAGTCTTCCTTTTGCGGGTGGGTCTATAACACTAGCACAATCACAAACACAAAATCCTGAAACTTGGAAAGCTTTAAAAACATATGTTGGATTTTCAGAAATACCACAATTAGTTTATAGTGATAATGGATCGTATATAACAGATTTTTTCTTGGACATGAACATAGAGTTTACTGAGAATTCAATCAAAACCTTATCACCATTAATTAAAATATATGCAACACAGAAGTTAGAAAATCCAAATTTGGATTCTAATACATTCAGAGAGTTGATAGACGATTATATTGTAAAAAATAACACATACATTAATACCCTATTAGATTTAGAACTCACAAGATTAAGAAAAGAACTACCTAGTGTCAATGTGATTCAATCCGACACTAAAGTCAGAGCTAAATTAGAAGGTGAACAAACGAGATATGAACTTTATGATCTGTTTAAATCTATGAACGACACTTGGATTTCAGGAACTGATTTCAAATCGAAAACTCTTTTTGAGGATATATTACTTATGGATAGAGCAAGTAGGGATATAGGACAACAAATATATGTTGATGTGTTTAAATTGAAGGAACTTATTGATAATGCTAATTCAAATTTAAATTTGTTAGATATTGTTCAAACAGTTTTAGTAGAAAATAATTTTGTTAATTTTATAGTGCCTGCATTTGCAAATTTTTATAATGTTAGAGACGTTGGAAAAAATTTAACCCCAAGAACAGAAGGATCTTTGGAATTTGCAAATACATTATTTGGTACATTTTTAAATGTTGATTATAGAGAAACGGCATCAAAATTTGTTTGTTTATATGGTAATGTTGATAGTCAATACTTGGCAATGAATGATAATGTTGATTATCGTTATAGGGATGATGCATTTGATTTAAGGAGAGCTACAGACAACCCGTTATTAGAAAATCAAGAAAATAAAACCGATTGGAGTACATCAAATAAAGTTGTTGGTTTTAATGTTGATATTGGTCCACAAAACCAACAAATTTTTAAACAACTTGATATATCACAAGATCCGGGAAAACCAACAACAGAGTCTTTGGAAGTATTAAATCAAATGGCAAATTTGGATAGAAACAGAGGTAGTTATTCACAAAGTGTTTCCCTTTATAATTTATACAAAAATAGAAGTTACAAATGTAGTGTAGATATGATGGGGAATGCATTAATACAACCAATGATGTATTTTAATTTAAGAAATGTACCATTATTCAGTGGTCCTTATATGATTACAAAAATAGAACATAGAATTTCTGAAAACGGATTTGATACGACATTTGAAGGACAAAGACAACCATTTTATAGTATACCAAAGATAGATAGTTTTATACAGTCAATAAGTACAACAATACTCCAAAAAATAAAAGAACAGATTAAACAAAAAGATAATGAACTTAAGGCAGAATCGTTGAATGTTTTGACGCAGATGGCAAATAAAATGGATGATATTAGTAAAGTGACAAATGTTGCAACACAAAGTATTTCCTGTGCGGTTAATATGAACCCATCTTATATTGACTTATTTACTTATTGGGACACACCAGAAAAAAATACAATTAATAATAAAGATGCGGTTAATTTGATTTTAAAATTAGTAAAAGAATCGGTATCGGATGGTGAAAATCAAAAAATTCTTGGTACGTTCATTTATGGTATTATGAAAGTCACTACAAAAGGTGAAGATGAACTTGTAACCTTTGGGAATAATTATGGGTTAATAACTTTGAATTTAAATTATGGAGATTCGATTACATATTTTTCACCAAAATATTTTTGTACGGCAAAAAATGTGCCATTTGCGGTTTTCCCTACCATAGATTCTTTTATAAATTTTATGATTGCAAAATATGGTACACAGATAGAATTGTTTAAACAATATGCTGCAAAAGAAGGAAAAAATGTCCAAGATTCGGTTAAATACGGTAAGGCTTTTGCTAAATTTTATATGAATAATTACCCAACAACTGAAAATTCAAATTTATTTGATATTCTAATTGAGGACAAAAAAAATCAGTTAGAAAAACTATTTGAAAAGTCTTATGTTGATTTTGTTGCAATGAATAGATTTAATATATCACCTTCTGAAGAAACTCCACCGAGACCTATTGATTATAATTTTAATTGGACTAGTAACAATTTAAATAATGTTGAAATTAATTTTTATCCTGATCAAGGTAATTGGAATTTAGATAAGGTTGAAATTATGTTTACTCAAAAACCTGTTGAATGTACCGGAGTTACAAACACATTTATAAATGTTAGTACATTTATTTCACCTAATAAACAAGTGTTCTTTATGGATAATACAAACTTATTGAGTGCTATTGGATGTCCATCAGTAAACGGACAATATTCTATATCATTTACAGTTAAAGCAATACCAGTACTTGATGACGGAATAACAACAGATACAACAAGACCTCAAGTTACTCAAACAATTTCGATTAGTCCTAAATTGTAATTTTTTAATAGTTTGGTATATTTATAAATAAAAAAAGATATGAGTAATACTAAACTAATTTTGGATAACTACTTGGGAAAAAATACAAGAGTTACAGAGAAAGATAAGGGGAATGGTTATAAAGAAGTTTGTGACTTAGATACCGGAGACGGAACAGGAAGCACCTGAAGACCTTGCCCCACCTGCTGTTGTACCACCTCCACCTGCACCAGGAGCTCCTGAAGCGGGAGCAGCACCTGCACCAACAGACCCTGCAGCGCCTGGAGGTACATTACCCCCACCACCTGCAGCACCTGATGCAAGTGCAACACCTGAACCGATTGATGTTTCACAAGATCCTGATGTTGAGGAAGTAAAAGATGAGGGAGGAGAAGAAATGGAAATCACTGATTTGGTAAACGCTCAAAAAAATATAGAAACAAAACAAGAAGAGTATTTTAATAATTTATTCAAACAGTTAGAGACTTTAGAAACAAAACTTTCTGAAATGGATAAATTAGTTAATATGGTTAATTCTTTAGAACAAAAAGTAGAAAAATTCAGACCTAAAACACCCGAAGAAAAATTAGAACTTAGGAGTTTAGATTCTGGACCATTTAATCAAAAATTAAGTGATTATTTTACAGATAAAGAAAGTGACTTTGAAAAAACAGGTAGAGAAGAATACATCTTAACAAAAGATGAGGTTGAAGATTTCTCACCAAAAGAAATAAAAGATACTTTTGATTCTTATGATGATGAAGAAGATATGATGCCTTAATTTGGGAGGGACATTATTGTCCCTTTCAAAATTTTTAATACTTTATTGACTGCGACACTTTTATGTATTATATTTTAACTTGTAAACTTTTAATAACACAAATATATGGCGACAAACAATGTTTTAGATGCGGTTTTGGCACAGTATGAGAGCTCAAAACAAGGTAGTTCATCTTCTACCTCAAAAATGACACAAGATGAGAGAATGAAAAAATATTTTGCTGCAATTCTTAAAGACAGTGAAAAACAAGGACAAAAAAGAGTCCGTATTTTACCAACAAATGATGGAAGTTCACCATTTAAAGAGGTATGGTTCCACGAAGTTAAAATTGATGGTAAATGGGTTAAACTTTACGATCCAGGAAAAAATGACAATGAACGATCACCATTAAATGAGGTTTACGAGGATTTAATGTCAACAGGTAAAGATTCCGATAAGGAAATTGCAAAACAATACAAAGCTCGTAAATTTTACATTGTTAAAGTTATCGATCGTGACAATGAACAAGACGGAGTTAAGTTTTGGAGATTCAAGCACAATTACAAACAAGAAGGAATCCTTGACAAGATTATTCCAATTTGGAAGGCAAAAGGAGATATCACTGATTCTGATAAAGGAAGAGATTTGATTCTTGAATTAACTAAAGCTAAAACTAATGCTGGTATTACGTATACCGTAATTCAAACAGTTATGTATGATGATCCTGCACCATTACACGAGGATGAAGAAACAATGGAAAGTTGGTTAAGTGACGAATTGACTTGGGAAGACGTTTACTCCAAAAAACCCGTAGAATATTTAGAAGCAATTTCTAGAGGAGAAACACCTAAATGGGATTCAGACAAGAAAGGTTATGTTTATGCTAACGAAGAGACTGCTGAAACTACTATTGGTGGGAACAAAAAGGACAATTCAAAAGTTGCCGATCCACAAGCTAATGACGACATCGACGAAGAGTTACCATTTTAATATTCACAAACACAAAAACACCGATTTACAATGTCGGTGTTTTTTTCTATTTTTTAATAAAAAATTATGGCAATTAAGAAAAATGATTTTAGTTCACTGAAGAAGAAATTTTCTACTTCAGCAAAATACAAACCACAAAGATTTTTTGATTTAGGACAACCATTTTTAGATGCGGTAGGTTTACCAGGTCCTGCAATGGGACACATTAATATGTTTTTGGGACACTCAGATACGGGTAAGACAACTGCTTTGGTTAAAACTGCAGTAGACTCACAAAAGAAAGGAATCCTTCCTGTGTTTATTATTACGGAACAAAAATGGAGTTTTGAACACGCAAAACTTATGGGTTTTGAATGTGAAGAAGTTGTTGATGAAGAAACTGGTGAATTAGAATGGGACGGTTTTTATATATTCAATAATAACTTTGATTATATAGAACAAATTACAGATTATATTAATAGTTTGTTAGATGCTAAAGAAAAGGGTGAATTGGATTATTCGTTATGTATTATGTGGGATTCAGTAGGATCTGTTCCTTGTAAGATGACTTATGAAGGTAAGGGTGGTAAACAACATAATGCAAGTGTTTTAGCCGATAAGATTGGTATGGGGATTAACCAAAGAATTTCAGGTTCACG